GTATCGGGCAAAGTATTGGGATTCCATTCAAGGTGATCTACTTCCTGATGGTGTTGATTTGTGCGTTTTTGACTGTGCCGTTAATTGTGGCGTATCTCGTGCTGTCAGATTTCTTCAACACTCAGTCGGGGCGGTAGAGGATGGCGTTATGGGGCCAGATACGCTAGCGCGTGTCACTAAGTCACTGCCCAATAAACTGATTGCTGACTTTTGCGCCCAGCGTGAAATGTTTTACAAGGGTTTGCCGACCTTTGGTGACTTTGGCAAAGGCTGGATGGCGCGTTTAGATCGTGTTGAGGACGATTCCAGAGACATGGTGGGGTGAGGGTACTCGCTGCACTGGCGCAAATGCCTTGCGTACGCGATACCAGCATCCGCTTTCCCCTCAGATTCATATTCTAGGCTCTGCCAACCTTTCAATCTTTTTCAGCAATAACCATTTATCACCAACTCTTTCAACAGCCTTGATCCAGGCTTTGCGGTTGTAGTGGTTAATCTCTTTTGGCAGATAGTCCACCGACCAAAGTTGTTGGGCTTTTTTGACAAGCTCACGGTTAATCATTGATGCACCATTCCCTTTCTTGGCGACCTGCATCACTGCGAACGGTCTTGCCAGTTTGTCGGATCAGCTCTATTTTTTCCATTTCAGACAGTCTGCGCCATACCTGATCTGGTCTTAGACCTGATTCTTTGGCGATGCCGTCTTTACCCAATGGGCCGCATTTGCGCAGGGTGTTCAGAATGCGCTCAAAGTGTTGGTCGTTGGCCACCTTTTCGGCAGCAGCATGACTTGTCCACGGGTCAAGCGCCCTGGCGCGTACAAACTCAGAAGGGGATGTCGTCTGATAAGTCATCGAATGCTCCTGTTCTTGCTGGCTTTCTGGCGGGTTCTGCGTACCCTTCAGTCGGTTTAGGATCGTTGAGATAAGCCCAGCCATTCCAGCCCCCTTCTACAATAGGAATTTGATCAATCTTGAGTTGTTGCCCATTTTTGGTTTGGTAGATTGCCCCAATGGTTTTGTATCTACGTTTTTCCTCACCTTGGGCATTTTTGTATGTGCCCACCACAACGGTGACTTCTTTGATTTTGTTGCTCATGTGTTCTTCTCCTTGAGTTTGGCGTCGATAACTTTAGCAAAGAGTTCTGCGATTGATGGGAATCCCTTGTCGTGGTTTCGTTGCATCAGTTCAGCATCAAAGCCTACTTGATTTGCAAGTTGATACATCTCCTCATCCGTCAGACCAACCCATTCACGCTTGGCCATCGCATTCACAGCCTTGTCTACGCTGGACTGCATTTGGTGTTGCATCCCGTCGATGAAGCCCTCCTCATAATCCCTACCCTTGTTTAGATGCGACTTCTTACGCAAGATGACCTTGTTGGGGTCTGTTGGATGGTCTTCAAAAGTTGCGGCGCTCATGTGTTCTTCTCCTTGAGTTTGGCTTCAATGGCTTGGTAAAACTTAACTACACCATGCCCGCTTTGATCTGACCAAATACCAAATGCGCGATCTAAGTCGCTTAACTCATCATCCGTCAACCCAACCCATTCACGCTTGGACTGATGCGTGTCAAAGTGCTTTGGGAATTCTTGTGATTTTCTTTCTGCTTTTGCTATGGCTTGGCGTAGGGCTGTGATGGCTTGACTCACTTTGCTGTCATCAAACATATAGTCGGGGCCATGCCAGCCATCAGCATATATCTGACAGGTTTCCAACGCCTCTAGCGCCTGTTTCATTGCTTCAATCATCATCATTCTCCACAATGTCCAGCGCATCTTCACGCTCTTGACGCTCACGCTCAAGCCTGCGCTCACGCATTTCTTGCTGGTATTCGTAAGCCTCACGCTCTGTAAATGGGTTGTTCATAGTGCCCTCAACTTTCCTATTTGTTGATCCAGTTCGGCCAGAAACTTCTTTATTTCTGCTTTGATCTCATCAATGATGTAGTCATCACGTTCAACCCTGCGAACGCACAGCTGAAGGTTCTCAGGCATCCTGGGGTCGAATACAACGTAATCACACCAATTACGGCCTGTGCAAGCCATCTGCCATTGCATCTGTTTGAAGTATTTGTCGGGCACTTTGTCAGACAGCAGGGTTTCGATCATGGTCTTGGATTCGGGGCACTTGATCTCGACCATACCTTCATCACCCACCAGGCCGTCAGGGGACGCGCCAGCTTGATCGATTTCAGGGTGGACAATAAACCCGACTTCGGTGACCAATTGCCCTGTTTTGGTTTCGTATGCAGCGCGGGCAAAAGGCTCCTGGTCTACGCCCCAAGCCATAGCAGCATTGGTGTAGCCCTCTGTGGGCTTTTGGGTCAGGCGCTCAATGGTGAGCTGGGCCATGTAGCTGTCACGGCTGGCTGAATAACCTGATTTGGTCTTGGCCATCAGGTCAGCGATGCGTGATGCGGTTACTTTTCCTAAACGCACCATTCTCCAAGCATCTGTGCCTTGTTCAATTTCAGCGGGATTCATAAATCACTCCTTCTAGTGTTTTGCGCTTGTAACGCAAGTGTGCTGCGCCTCTGGTAATGCCAAGTTGTTTTGCATAGTCAACCAATGGAATGTCACCAAATTGCGTTTTGACAATCTTGAAATCTTTTCTATTTCGCGCTTGTTCCACAAGAGTTGCCCATCTGCAATTACCAGGTTCATAACCTTTTGATCCATCTATTCGATCAAGTGATGTTCCGACAGGCTTTATTCCCATGTCAGCTAAAAAATTTTCAAAACTAAGCCATCGTTTACTGAATGTGATTCCTGCCCCTCCATATCGAGCATAGTCTTTACTTTTTGGGTTAAGAGTTCGATTTTTTGCGCTTGTCCAACTTGTGTAAGTTGGCGTTTTTTTCATTCCATGTTTTAAATTAGGTTTTGTTTCTTTTTTCAAACATCCGCATGAACGGACATAACCATTTCTTACACGAGTTGCGGCTATCACTTTTTTTGCGCCACAAAAACACAAATATTCCCACAGAATATTTTTGTTCGCATTAACGCCAACTTTGCGAATGGGAGTCAAAGGTTTAATTCTTTGTTCCATTATTGTTTCTCCAGTGCTTTTTTAGCGGCATCTTTGGCGGCAATCACACGCTTTTGCCAGTTGGCGTCTGACCCACAGGCTTTGTATGCGTCTGTGTAGGCTTTCTTTAGAGCTTCTTCATCGCTTGCGTCTTTGATGGCCAGCAAATGATCTTCCATGAGGCTAGCTTCAACATATGATTTACGAGTGGCTGCGTTGCCATCGTCATCCTCTGGCGCGAGGCCAGTAGCGGCCAGCAGGGAATACCTACGGGCATAGGTCAATGCCGATCCATAACCTTGTGGGTCGTTTTTGGGCGCTGGAACGTGGAGCATACCGCCTTCAATCACCTCGCCAGATTCATGGATGAACACGGTTTCGACCATAACCCCATCTGGGCATTCGTAGGTACGCTGCATAAGACCTATGCCATTCGCATTTAAAGCGTCTATAACGGCCTCAACGCAAGCAGACAGGTCTGCGTACTTGGAACGGAAATGCGGGTTTGTAGAGCTTTTTAGGGCTGGCCCAAAGGCTTTCTGTGCTTTGACAAAAGCGGCAGCAATCTTGGGCATGATGGGTGTGAGTTTTTCCATGATTCACCTCAGAATTGATATTTGGGGCCACAAGTGACCTCAACGACTGTCTCGACCGTGTAACCATTGATCTTGCGTTTGGCATACAAAGGAACGGCACGCAAACCTGATGATTCACACTGGCGAACAGCGTCAATCACTTCATTACGACCCATTGGTTGAACTTTGTCATCCACGATCAATTCTTGATTGGGCAGTTTGGGTGATGAACCTGGAAGGCTAGAACAGCCCATCATGATCAAACCCATTGAACACAAAAAAGCATAAGTAAACATACGCATTTTTAATCCTCCAGACTTCTGAGTTGGCGCTGAGTGTTGCGAAGCTCGTCAGCGGTGTTGTTGTAGATGTAGCAAAGCTCGCGAATGCGGGAGTGCAACAAACCAATCTCATAAGCCAATCGGTCTGCTGGATGTGCGTTTGCATACATTTTGTCGGCCAGTTCTTTGGCGCTATTGATCAGGTAATTTGCATCCATGATCAACCCCTCCATGCCAGCATCACGCCAATGGCGATGAAACAAATGATCGTGACAGCAGTTGCCAGGATTTCTTTGATTTGGGTTTTCATTTGTGTTCCTTTTCAGCTTTTGCAATTTGATTGCTGGTTGGCAAAAAAAGTTGAATTCTTGTATGCGCCACCTTGACGAGTGCCAGCACATGAACAGTGAATCCAAAAAAATGATTTGCCATCAGAATTGATGGTCTTTGTTGCGGGATGAAATTTTGTCCCGTTGCGACCGATCTTGACCGATCCTTTGATTTCAGTTTCCATTTGCTTTCTCCTGATAGACCCTTATGCGATGTGCTAGGGCATGGCTAAAGTGTATAGCAAACTAAACAAACAATTCAAGCCCCCACAAAAAAGTAGGGTATTTGTTGGTTTTATGTCTATTTGGCTATACTTTAGGAATGTTAACCAAAGACCGAGCAATTGAATTGGCTGGATCGCAAAGCAAGCTGGCAAGGCTGCTGGGCATTAGCCGTGGTGCTGTTTGGCAATGGAAACAAATCCCAGAGGCTAGGTTGTGGCAACTTAGGGTGTTGCGGCCTGAATGGTTTTCAGTCATTGACCCATGAGCAAAAAATGATGTATCATTCAAATTGTCTGGAGTGGCATCTGGACGATGAACGGATAAAAACCCCGCAGGGTTCTGTGTGGTCTTGTCGTACGGCAAGCGAGTCTTTTGATCCGTTCAATCGTCTTGCTGTTGCTCATGCCAAGAGCCGAGACCACAGAGCATCTTGCGGGGTTTTTGCTTTTGGCGCAGACCGTACTCCACACGACAGTAAGCACTCAAACCTTGGTGGCGTGGAAGAAAAGAGGGACACGGTATGCCGAAAGGCTAGGGTGCAACTCCCGAATAGTCCGTGGGGCTGGTCGCATCGTCAAGCCCAGGGGCATACGGTTCAAATCCGTAGCATGACGATCCACGCAAGTGGGGTGAAACCTTCCCTCTCTACTCCTGTGGGGGTAGGGGGGTCTTTGGATGAAATTTTCACATATTGTCTTTTTTAAGGAGAACACATGAACAAAATTGAATTTGGTGATTGCAGAACAATCATGCGTCAATGGGCAAATGAAGGCGTAAAAATTCAAACATGTGTGACAAGTCCCCCTTACTATGGTTTGCGTGACTATGGGCATGAAGGTCAACTTGGGCTTGAGGAAACACCAGAGCAATACATCGCCAACATGGTTGAGGTGTTTCAATGTGTGAAAGACATCCTTGCTGATGATGGAACGCTGTGGGTCAACATTGGGGACAGTTATTACAACTACCGACCAGGCAAAGGACAAGCACTTGTCCAACAAACAGTAGCCAACAATGACCAAGACTTGCCACAAACTTGCGCTAGGCGTGGCAACAAGTTGGAAGGCTTAAAAGAGAAAGACCTGATTGGCATACCTTGGATGCTTGCCTTTGCCCTTCGTGCCGATGGCTGGTATTTGCGTCAAGACATTATTTGGCACAAACCTAACCCAATGCCTGAATCAGTGCAAGACCGATGCACAAAGTCTCATGAATACATCTTCTTGTTGTCCAAATCGCCAAAATACTATTACGATATTGATTCAATTAAAGAAGAATTAAAAGAAGAAAGTATTGCTAGAAACCAATCCGGATGGAATGGAAATGAAGATCGAGGATATGTTTCTGGAAAACAAAATAATATGAGTAAATATCTTGGATCAGAAAAAGCAAAAAATGAAACTCATAGAAATAGAAGAAGCGTATGGACTGTGAATACAAAACCTTACTCTGGCGCACACTTTGCTGTGTTTCCGACAGAATTGATCGAACCTTGCATCATGGCTGGAAGCCGTGTTGGTGACATAGTGCTTGACCCTTTTATGGGGAGTGGCACAACAGCTCAAGTCGCTCAAGACCTCAATCGCAATTTTTTAGGCTGTGAATTAAATTCTGATTACAAGCCTTTGCAAGATAAGCGTTTGCGTCAGCTATCTTTGGAATTGGCATGAATTACTTTGAAGCTCACAAACTTTTGAACAAAGTAAAGGAAGGCCATGCGTGCAACCCCCAAGATATCCGAACCGCACTTTTCCTCACAGGAGATCGAGAATCACCGACTGATGTGCGAGGCGAGAGAATGGCTCAAACGCTACCAAGAGAAACAGCAGACACTTGGGAAAGCCAAAGCATTGGGCTGGTGGCGCGATACAGTGGACGGCATCGAGAAAATCAGGGGCAAGGAAGCCACCGACAAGCTGCGGGAGGCGATGAACAATGTTCGTCATAACCTTCAGCGTTGAGGGCATCCCTGTCGCAAAGGGCAGACCCCGATTTGCTCGCATGGGCAACTTTGTCAGAACCTACACACCTGAAAAGACAGCGACTTGGGAGGAAACTGTCAGACAGACCGCCATCAAAGCGATGGGCCCGACAGAAATCCTAGAAACGCCTATAACGCTCGCTTTGTATTTCAGGCTACCCTTGCCTCAGTC